GGTCTAGTTCCAAATCTTCCCTTTCCTTTTCTTTTCTTTCCCATCCTTAAACTCCTTTTCTTTTTTTTGGTGAGTCAGTTTAATGTCTTGACTCAGGACAACTATTATTCTTCTGCCCTATTAAACTGGGAGTCCCAGTCGATATTGCCACCAGAGTTTTCAAGTCTGGTTTCATATGCTCTTTTGGCTCTACCTTTCTTGGCCTGCTTCATGAGCCTTTTATGGGAGGACAATATGGATTCCACTACCTTATGTGGAAGCACAATTCTAAATGGCTCATTGTCCACGCTGACCCACTCCATAAGGAGTGAGAGTCTACCATCAAGTCTCTCCAAAGTGCCGTTGTATGTGGTTGTCTGCTCAAGACTTCCACCGTGAATCCAGTCTCTAACTGGTCTGCCGTCAATAGCCTTTACTTCTTTTCCTGTAGGCTCAGTCACCCTAGTGGTGAACCTAGTCTGGATATGGTCATCACCCAAAACGTGGGAGGAAGACATATTTATAAACTCCTATTACTTATTGACTTGTTTGGGCATGATTTAGGTTCATGCAACCAGTCTCATAGAACCTCCCTTTTAGACAAAAAGTCATCACATTCACTACACCTTAACAACTCACGAGTCACCGCAGACTCAGGGCCGTGACAGATGTCACAGTCCTCCACAACGGTACTTGCGTCATAATTAACTGACGCAACCGCACAATCACGGTTGTTGCAGAAAAGGGTCACCAAGGTTATTACTGTCATTTCAAAACTCCTTTTTTTCATTTCTTAACTTAACCTGAAAAGATTCTAGCATGGTTTATTTACATATGTCAATACTTATTTAATTAACCTGTATTTCCCATTGGTTCTTTGCTCAATCCATATTTGAATATTGTCATCATTAAGATTGGTCTTCCAGTTCTTAGCATCTCTAATGGCTTGGTTGTTCCTTCCAGTAAATCCTGCATCCCCAACCTGATTACCTTCAATATCTTTTAATTGGATTGTCCAAATTTCAGCCTCATTGTTCCACCAGATATCAATCCAACTTACTTTGGCTTGATGAATATTTATTGCCATTTCTAAACTCCTGAACTTAATGTAAGTACATCTTAATCTATACAGTTTACATATGTCAAGCAGTTCTTGAAAAGAAAAAGGACTAGGGGAAGAAAAGGCTAAAACCCCTAGCCCTAAAACAAGCCACATGGGGTTGGAAGGAGTTAGCAAACCTACCCATGTATATCCATGGTACTCTACCTATTGGAGCAACTCAATCTCCTGAATTAAAAAGGCTCTTGCCTTACTCCCCTTGGTATAGACCTTGACCACGCCGCCTTGGAGTTTCTCAGACTCTGTGGCGGCTTGCTCCAGTTGCCCTAAAGCCTTTTTGAGCCATACTGGAACTGATGTCTGTGTACTCTTAACTTCATAAACATGTGTAGCATTTTCTACATCTGTGTGGGGTCTGGATTTATCCAGATTCCTCACACCTCCAACTGATGCGGCTACTCTTCTTTCATAAGACTTTCCCCTGTTTCTATTGTTAGCATTTCTTTTTTTAATATTCATTAGAATCCCTCATACCTCCATCTTGCCTGTCCACTCTCATCAGTAAAGGACTTGAAGTCATCATGTCTGCTTAATGATGTCTGCAAGGAATCCAACTTGTCATAATGGATAGCCTGTCCAATCTCTTTAGTGGTCAAGCCACCATCCTGTTCCAGAATTGCCACTATGTCAGCGTCTGCACCCCCTGTATAGAGGTTTATTACCTGCTTGGGGATAGATTCCCCTCTGCTCAATGAACTCTTCTTAATATCAATGTTTTCCACACTTATAAGAGATGGTTCATAAGTAACCCTGAAAGCCTTGGGGTCTAATAATTTCCCCACATTGGTTTTCCTGTGATGCAGTGCAATCTCCATGTAGTTCCCATCAGTGTTTGGGGCTTTCTTTAATTCAAAAGTATTTCTTGGCATATTAGTCCAGTAAACACTTCCAAACGGATTCCCATTGCTTCCAACCTTGGTGACATGAGCCAGTGTTAATGTGGTCAATGGTTGCTCTGAATCAGTTAAACTTCTCAGGGCATTAAAGAACTTTAAAGTGGAATTTGCGTTCTCTGGTTCTCCACCACATGCAGGCCCTGCTGAATCAATCAGAAGGAACTTAATGTCTAGGTCTGCAATCTGATTTTTAAGGCTCTCCACATCCTGATATAGAGGAGCAGAGCAATATCTGTAGTAAACCATCCTGCTTCCATTGCCAAGCCCATTTACTATGTCCCTGCTTCTTCTGTATGTCTCTTCCCATGAAGTCTCATAGTCCAGTACCAGAGCATTGCCCTGAATTACTCCAAAACTATTCTCCACTCCATGTCCATTATGAACTCCTGTAGCAATTGATAATCCTATTAAAGATTTACCAATTCCCCCATCTCCAAATATGAGAGAAGGTGTTCCCTGATAACAAAGCCCTGTGACCATCTCTGGCGGCTGTTCTGGGCTTGTCCTGTCATTAAGGTCAAGGACAGGCTCTCCTGCTCTTTCAATCTCCAAGACCATCTTGGCAACTTGAAGAAACCTCTGCTTCCATTCTTCTTTGGAACGCTCTGACACATCACCCAATTCTGTGATGATGCTTCTGGGTGACCTGTTCAGAGTCCATTTCATGGGACTCAGAAGATATGCTCCCCCAAAATTCATAAAGTCTTCTATTTGAATTTCACAGTTCGGGTCACCCCCTCTGGAAGTTTCCACCCTGTCCAGAGTCCACTTCATGTCTGGGGAATCTATGTCCCCCCAGATGACCTCATATCGTGTGCCTACTTTTATTATTTCAGGGGTAGACAACCCTCCATCATAATCATTCAAAACTAACTCCTTTTTTAATCGGTCTATTCTCTACTTTCTCAGGATAACTTCCTGAAGAAGCAAGCCTTTCCATAAATCCAATCATGTCTCTGGTGTTGACAAAAATCTGGTTGGACTCATCCATTGTCTTCTTTAGCATGAGAAGTGTCTTTTTATGCTCCTCATGCTCAAACTGATATGCCTTTTTCCATTGCTTTGCTTCAGGGCAAAGGTCCCCCTCATCTACCACGGCAAATCTCCTCCTTCCTGAATCTTATATTCTGATTCAACCCAGAGGCAAAAATCAACCCATTCTGCTCCCTCTGCTTTCATCCAGTCATCTGCACTGGCATGGTCTGTTCCCTTCAAGGCTTCAGTGACAAAAGACACTGGGATACCCTTACTTTCAAACCACTCTTTTGCATCCACTTTGTTATGGACGCTTGGAATATCTGCCTCTTTTTGTTCCTGAGAAGCAGGTATAACATCTGGTATAACAACTGGTTCTGTTATACCCCAAGAAGCCATTGCTCCCTGAATATCAGAGAACAGGGCAAAGGTTTTGGAATTCAAACGGTGTGCAATTATATCTGCTATATCTTCCCAGTTATCCCCACTGTCAGACATAGCCTGCATAACTGCGGTTCTTTCATTCCGCATGATTTCCTCACTCATCTTGGCTATCTTCCCTGCATCTACAGGAAAGACGCTCTTTGGGGCTTGTGGGACGCTTACTGAAGCAGTTGGGGCAACTGGCTCTGCCGTTGCGTAGGCTGTTCCATTAACTCCATCTAAAACAATGCCATCAATGTTCCAGTTGTAGTTATAATCCCTTGCAGGGTCTTTGACTGGTCTTCCATTGCAGTCTTCTTGGCATCTCTCATTCTTCTGCCAATCATGGGTGGTACACCCTGCTATTTTTAAATCTCCCCTTGTCATTGTGACAGTGGCATTTCTAATATCATGAGAACCATCTGTGCAGTTCTCTCTTGTCCATCCCCCTGCTTTCACACAGCCAGATAACCTGTCCAGAATATTTTTGGTGTCTTCTGCCATGTTTATCTTAACCATGGTGTAGTTGTTGTCTACGAACCCCGATATGGCAGGGACTTTCATCCCAATGGTGTAGACATATTTATTTGTATCTTTGAGGTAATGCACCTCTGCTTCATATTGTTCTGGCAATTTCACTCCTTTTTTTAATATTTACTTTCTTTAACATATGGGTCTACTTCTATTAACTTGCCGTCTACATCTCTTGTATGGCCCTTGACCCAATGTTTGGTTACTGTCATCTCAAATGGTTTTGGAATCATCCAGACTTGGCTTCCAGATACGACAGGGGAAAAAGCCTTTTCACATTCTCCTAATCTGCCCTGTAGTAAAAGTTGATGAATCCTTTGTCTGGAAATCCCAAAGTGTTTTCCACATTCCTTCATAGTCCCCCAGTTGTCTGGGTTGTATGTGTCTATGTGTTTTAACTGTTCTTGCATATTGTTGTCATTAGCACCTCCTTTATAGATTTAACTCCTTTCGCCTTTTACGTATGTAAAGGGAATGTTAATTCATCCCCTTTACCTATGTCAACCTAATCACCAAGTAATATCAAATCTTTGCTCATCCCAAAGCGATACAAGGTCACCAACCCTTTTAATAGCTTGCTCTAGGGTGATAACTGGAGAATAGCTTCCTTCCCAGTCTCCTGTGCCAGTAAGCAGTTCCTTTATATCTGAATCTTCCATAGTTTCAATGACAAAATCCCATCCACCTTCCTCTTCATAATGAAGGTAAGCATGAGCCTTAACCTTTTCCACTAATTCATCAATAGTGGGGTCTTCATTCCACCTATCAGTTCTTTGCAGTTCTACAGACATATCCGTTCTCCTTTTTAGTAGGGGGCTTTCGCCCCCCTGCTTGTTTATTACCAAGGTAAATCTTCATCCTCATCTTCTTGTTTAGGTTCTGGAAGTTCTGCCCAAAATACTTGATGAACTCCTAGTTCATTAAGATGAGCCATATCTTCTTTTATTCGGTCTATTTCTTGGGATAGTTCCCCTATTTGGAGATGAGGCCCACATTCAAAATCCCAAGAACTGCCATGGGCTGTGATTGTTCCTCCATCAAATGGGTCTACAAATCGGGTGCAAGGCTCTTCTTTTAGGGTTTCTATTTTTGCTTCTGCCCAATTCAGTTCTTCTTGCAAACAATAATTCTGAGTAAGAACTTTTACTTGAAGCTGTTTGATTGTTAGTTCTGGCATTTTTTAACTCCTTGGGTCTGGTTTCGCTTAGTGCTTTTCTAATCCCAGACCCATGACTTGTTTGTTTATGTGTACATAGTAGACATGTTCTTTACATATGTCAAGTAGTAATTCCATACATCAATGTTCATCAATGTATTCTTAGGGTATTAAGAGGTATAACATAACACCCCTTATAGGAATAAGGGGATGTTATGTCTTAATTACCATCTGAAGTAATAACATCCTTAGAAAGAGCAATAATGCCTGCGGCACATACTCCAGATATTTCATTCATGTTATGAAAAATACCAAGGATTCCTGTAATCCCCAATACTATAATTGCCGTTAAAACTTGTGGTCTTATGTGAATAATTTCCCACCATCTTTTAGGCATAATAATCCTCCTGCATACACTTGAAGTGCCATGCCATATTAGCACCTTCCCAATGGATGTAATCTCCTGCTTTTATGTCTCCGCATCCTGTTACATATGCGTAATAGCAATCGCTATCGAACTTAGCAGTTAACTGAATTAATTTTTTTGGCGGCTTTCTTTTTCTAGGTTTTTCTTTAACAGGTTCTGGTATCTTTATCCTGCTAGGTTCAACCCATTGGAACGTAACCGTTCTTTGTCCACCTTTGCCATGTGCCTTCACAGTTTCTGTTTCTCCCTCCACAATCGCATCCTGTTTCTAATGTCCATTCCCCAAATTCATTCTTACTTCCACCAAAGTATGGTCTTGCATGTCCCTCTGCAATAAGCATGGAATTTAGAGACACTTCTGAGTCCATGGGGTATAAGTCCCCCAGAATCCTTCCAAACTTCCCTTTGCCCTCCTTAGAGGTCTTTAAATAGATGTTCCCCCTGTGCATGGCACATAATTCTTTCAATCTATCCTTGCTTGCCATTCCCAGTATTTTTTCTTTCTTGTTTCTGGTTCTAGACTCTGGAGTATCAATCCCCATAAGCCTGATTCTATCCCTGTAGATAATGTCAAAACCTAAGTCCAGTTCTGCATCTACAGTGTCCCCATCAACTACTCTTGTAATCTTCACTCTATAATCAAACATATGAACTCACCTTGGTATTACATGCTTTGCACAATCCTTTTAATTGCCTTCTACCGTTATCTAAATGAACATAAGTGACTTCAGTAACTGACTGAAGTCTTTTACATTTAAAACAATATCCCTTTTTAGGCTTAAACATGCTAGTAATCCAATTAAACATAGCTATCTTTATGGATTCGCAAGCTGTGTTGCAGGCTCAGTAAAGTTTAGTTCAAAGTTATCTATTAAACTCCAGTTACGAGATGTGGTGGTATTTAATATCTTGAAATCCTTAGTAGATAAATTATTATCATGACCTACTTCATTCTCTAATATCTTCAAGACTCCGATGTCCAAATTTTTAAATATACACGGGCCCCCCTTGCTAAAAATATTTGATAAATTTAATGTGCCGATAGTTCCATTTACCCCACTTGTGCCTGCTATGATGAGCAACCTGTCAAAAGTACCTCCAGAAGTATTCATATTTTCACTGCTATGAGAGCCTGAAAGCTGTGTCCTGCGTGGGGCTGTGCCTGCTGTTTGATAAATACTCAGGCCATCAGCCACATTGAAATGGACTTCAGTCGTATGGATATCTGAATCTTCTAGCTGAAAAATCTTGCATCTCGATTTTGAGACTGTCATTTCGCCTATCCGTATTCTAGTGGCTACCTGTGCAGGAGTGTCTCCTGATGCGGCAATAGCAGGGATTCCAGTAACCAATATTGCAGGGCATTTTGCATTTCCAGATTTGGCAGGATTTGTGGCATCGCAAACACTTGGAATAACAGAAGTGTTTCCTGCGTCTGACCCTGCACTTCCTTTATAGATTTCACCAATGCTTATGTCATCTAATTTAATCTCTCTAACAGGAATTGCCCCCAAAGAAATAGCCAATGTATTTTCTTCACTTAAAGCCTGCATTATTGGAGAAGGTAAGTCCTTGGTATTTAATGCTAGAGGAACATCACTGGGAGCATCATAAACCCCCGAATCTGAATTTGAGAATGACTTGGACTGTGTGACCTCATTAACGGTCACCGCTGTTGTTGCGGTACTTCCTGCCACCAATAGCCCTATGGCCATTTGTGGACTTAGGCCCATAAATCGCAAGGCTGAATAAGGTGATTTTGCGATATTAAAAGCCCTTCTCCACTTGGCAGATTCACCATTAAGATATTCAATCTTGGCAAAGAGCCAATCACGCCATGAACAGACTTTGCGGTATGCAGAGAGAACCTTACGAGGAAAGGCTTTGATATTTCTACGAGATTCGGGCTGTAGAAGCCCCATAGAGAGGAGTACGAAAGAGGTTGGCAGTGTTACTAACCAATTGGCGTTTAACGTCTCGATTACGCCACTTAGGTAAATGAGAGAAGGCTGAATCCAACATCCAACATAATCAATACAGGGAACAGTGTAAGGAATCCAATTTAGAGGATTAAAATAACTTAATATCAGTCCAACAATTCCCACCAGTATTAAGGAGATTGTCAAAGCAATCGCCATTACTGTTGAAACTTTCATTTTCAACATGTCCATTAATTGCCTCCGTAATTTCCGTATTGTCTATTGTCTCCATATCCACTCTGGCCCAAATCTTTTAGTACCTCATTGAAGCTAGAGTGGTCTGACATAATAGACCTCATTTCATTTTCTATAATGGCCTGTTTCTTCTCAATATCATCTAAACGGTTATCAAAGTCCTCCATGGATTCTATAAGGGCAGTATCATCAAATACTTCAAGGCTTTCTATAGCAACAGTATTATTAGTTACTGTGGAATCAAGTTGGGCAATGTACCAAATCATTCCAAATGCTTGGGCAACGATTGCAACAATAATTCCAATCATTACCTTCATGTTCTTGAAGTCCATTTATGGGCCGCCATCTCTTATGTGTCTGACTAATAAATATGCAGTTATTGCCAATCCAGTTAGACCTATTCCTAATCCGTAGCCTGCTAATCTTTTGCTCATCTTTTCATCCTTCTGCATTCTTTCAATTCTTCTTTTTAGGTCATCCAACTGGTTGAGCAAAAAGCTGACATCGCTGTCCTTGCTCATTTTTTATTTCCTTACACGGTTATCACATTTTCGTAAACACTCTTTCTGCCCCTGATATATCCAAGAGCCGTTGTCCACCCTGCCCCTTCAACCTGTGAAGTAACCCTTACTGCTGTTCCTCCTGTAGAGCCAATGAAATTTCTCCTAAGAGTTTGAACTTCTCCATACCCTGTAGGCCATACACTTGCTGTGGAATATCCCGTAATCGTCTGCTGTAAAACACCGCCAATATAAAGTTTCAATGTTACGTCAACAGTTTGATATGAACTGCTTCCAAATTGATTATTTCCAACAAATCCCCCCGCCACAATAGAAACTATCGAATTATTATCTGAAGCTGTATAGGTAGCGTTGTACATGTCATTTTCAGCAACATCCCCACTTCCAATGGCTGAAGTAGCAATGGTAGAACAGCCTCCGTCAACTCCTGTACTCAAAACGATTTGATGTTGATGATTTCCTGCCGCCGCCACAGTTCCTGACGTTCCAAGGCTTCTCAAGGATGCAGTCCCTGCCGCTTGGTCTGATGCCGTTAAATCAATAGCACTAGAACCATCATAATAAAGAATGTTAGCCCCATTTCTTTGGATAGTTCCTGTGACAGATGGGTTGGCTGATTGGTCTGCAAATTGATACCCTGCAACATTAGAAAAGGACACCCCTGTCAGAGTTGAAGAACCATCTCCTGCCGCTCCAGTATGAGCGTGTTGGTCTAACGCTAACATATTGTCCCTTAACTGTTCATTAAGAGAACCACTTCCTGATGCCATTACTATTTGAGCCGTTGACCATGTTGCAGGTGCTGTCCAAGCCATTACACTATCTCCCATCCTGATAGATTTGAGTCCCCACCGTTTTTGGCAGTATTGAACTTTGTTTTTGCGTCTATTGAATCCACATTAGTAGCCACAGAAATATTACCGTCTATATCTGCGGAAACACTTAAATACTCTCCTGTTCCCAATGCTGAAACCTCAGAAGAAAAAAGAGTGTTTCTTACATAGTTTGCAGTTGTATTTATTTCTGTTTCTGTCTTAGCCATAACATCTCCTAATGAGTATGATTTCCTGCGGCGGCTTGAGTTGCACCTGTTCCCAAGGTTCTTGCACTTGGAATAGCGGCATCAGCATCTGCTGAAAGCTGAACAGTAACTCCATTAAAATACCTGACCTCATCTCCCTGTCTTCTAAGTTCTCCAAGTTGAGTCAGTGCTTCCGCATTACTTGCTAGGGTCATATTTGTCTGACCTGTATAAGTTCCACCAACATCTAAATTGCTGAACCCATCCCCTGATGCTCCTGTGTGCGTATGTTGGTCAAGAGCAAGGAAATTGTCCCTGATTTGCTCATTTAACATTGCCGCAGTTACAACAGTTTCATCCCAAGTTTTCGGAGCAGTCCAAGCCATCTGTTTCTCCTAATATGCAGGAACGGTTGTGGTATCTAGCTTACCAGTATCTAATTTCCAAAACTGAGTATATCCCGAATCAGCAGGGCTTAGTTTCCAAGTTACCATATGAACTTGACCGCCATTTGTTACTGAATGATTGACTTCCTCTATGAAGAAATCCTGAGACACTCCCAGTTCTGCATTCCCTGTTGCGACTAAGGTTATTCGGTCTGATATGTCTAATTCTAAAGCGGCATCCATATTATTCTGAGAGACATTTGCGTTAAATGTCATTGTCATAATATTGATTGGGGTCGAATACATCTGAATCTGATAATTGCACCAACTCTGAGCAATTGCCAAAGATGGGAAAAAAGGAGTATCAGCGGTGAATTTTCTTTCCCCATATTTCGCAACACTTGCACTATCGCTTTGAGTTACCAATGTCGTATCTTTTAATTTGATTGGAGTTCCTCTAGCCTTTAACGTAGTCAACCAAACTTGGGCAGGCAATCCTGTTGTTGCGTCAACATAATTATTCGTTACAGCTATCCTCATTTGATTGGAATCTTTTGTCTGGGTGATTCCCATACTACTAGAGGCATTTGTTCCCCCACCTGTGTAGGCAGTATTGGCAATAATATCTGCCCCTGCTACTGGAGTGAGCCAAGCATCAACTCCAACCGCTTCGGGGTCTGACGAATTATTGGGATACTCTGCAATAAATATCTTTGTTTCTGCGGGCATCAAAGAAGGACTGTCAACACCAGTTTCGGGGTATGTCCACAGGTCAGGCTGACCTGTTATCAGATAAGCTGTGTAGTTAGCATCAAATCTATTAATAACGGTTTCTATAGGGTCTTTCTGCTCAAGTTGAAGGTAAGTATGGGTTGCACTTGAAGAATCGCTAAATGTAGCTTGAGAGGTGGTGTATGGGGCAGAAAGCCTAGTATTTCTTGATTCAAAAGCTATATACCCATTAGCTTTTTCTTTTACAAAGCCATTCTCCGTTTCTTCAATAATTCTCAGGGCTGTAATTGTGTTTAATGAATCAGTCCACCATCTTGTCATTGTTGTCTGCCCTTCTGCCAGTTCCCTTTCGGCTAAAGGCCACCCTGCATCATCAAGAATTACTCCAATAGCTTCATCAGTTCTGATGTCCTCTTCCATAGAGGAAATCGGAATCAAATCATTGATATATCCCAATGGGCCAACTGCTGTTAAAACGGCTCTGTTTAACCCTGTCCCTGACGGTTCGGGTTTTATTGATTCCAGTTTTCCAGTCCATACTGGAATTGCTTCTGTAGAAAAATCAAAAGGAAATGTATAAGGAAAAGCACTTGATGCCCCACGACCAAACCTAATGGGTCTACCAACCTCAAGGTTTCCTGCTAAAACAGAAGAGGAATTTGACGGTGAATATTTACCGCCTTCATTATTTAAATAAGCAGTTAATTTTCCTGCCGTAGAGTTTCCTGAGACTTGAGATGCGTAATCCCTTCCCCTACGAAACTGGACTTCAAAGGTGTCAGTAGAGATATCATCATATGTCCCTAAAAAACTACCGCTGTTATCCCAATCAACTACTAACTGGTAGGTTGTCGTTACCATCAATTTCCTCTGGAATTTCTATTCCATTATTTTGAAGAAGTTCTTTTAGGGTGTTAGCCTCACGTTCTGCAACTATTCTTCTGAGTTGCTCACTAGCAACAGGATTTTCTCTTGTCAGTCTTTCGATATCTTCTTGAATAATGTTTCCCATTTAATTTCCTTATGATGGTTTTCCTGCAGGGTCAGCTATGATTAGTTCTTCCCTGATATAACCACCATATTGCATATGCCCTTCATGGGTTCTTATGGTCAGCCTTCCTGCTGTAATTAGTGTGTTCACGCCTTCCCGAGTAACCTTGTTTGGGTCAGGAGCAACAGGAGGGTCAGCAGATGGCAATCCCTCATCCTCTTTCAAATCTTCAATGGGAGTCCATCCACCTTGCACTCCAACAATCATTCTTTGAGAATTTAATAAAATTTTAAAATCATTGTGAATCCAATTGTCATCTATATCTACGACATGCCCCTTTAATCTAAGAGCAGAAATTTCTTCATCAGCAACTTCAATTGCATCCAAATCAACTGTCATGACTCTGTACATAGGGCGATTGGTCGTTGGGTGTTTTTGAACAACTTTGGTTAATGGGTCTTGTAGTAATGTTGTCCCTTGGTCTAAATCGACCTTGGTTAAATCGGTTGATGGATATTTATCATCCATAGTTGTGAAGTAATTATTACAAAACTCATTCCACTTGGTTTCAATTGCCTTACATTGAGCCAACGTTGGACTCGTATTGTCAGTATAGTTACAGCATTTCGCCATGACTCCCCCTTTTTAATCTTTTGTTATAAATCCACCCATGTTGTAAGCAGGGGAGTAAGTCCCTGTATAACTAACATCTATGTAATAGGTATTATTTATAGGAATTGCAACATTTTCAGATTCTGATGTTGTGGCTGAAGCGTGGTATTCACTTTTCATGCTTGGTTTTAATTGATAACTATTTCCATATCCATAATAAGTTCCTGCCACAATGCCATAAGCACTTCCCGAAGTAGAACTTGATACATGGTATGCGTACCCGTAATTAGTAGTTCCAAGAGGATACGTACACGCTGATTTAATAACGACCTCAACCCCTGATGATGGTCGAATGCTTGCACTACCTACCCCGAACATTATCCATTGGTCACCTACTGCCATTTTAAAATCTCCTGTCCACTAATTTATATACCCACAAAATCTGCCCACGATAAACCACCTCCTGACGCAGTTGCCCATGAAGGAGCTACTCCTGCACCTCCCGAAGTTAGAACCTGTCCTGATGTTCCATAATTTGCACCACCGATACCAAGTTCACCCTGAGAAGTAAATCGGAATTTCTCTGTTGCCGCTTCCGTGTGTCCTGTTGAAAAAATAAGGTCTGTCTCGTTATTAGATGAACTAAAAGTAGCCTGTGCGATTGCCTCAATCTTTGCAGATACCAAAACCGCATCCCCCCCACCCGCTTCAAGAGGTGCTTGCCAACTGATTTTACCAATAACATCAAGGGCGTTAACATCTGTCAGAGCCGTTGTTAGAAGTAACTTTCCTGTACTTGTTACGGCATCTGCTGATGCTCCTCTTAATTCCAACTGGTCTGAGGCTTCAGTCCATTCAAAATATGCCCCTGCGGATGCTCCAAAGAATTTAACATTGTGACCTGTATCGTCAACACCAACCGTTATAGTTCCCAAGACTGTCAAACCACCACTTGCCAAGGTCATCAAATCTGTGTCAGAAGTATGTCCTATATAAACGTCATTGATTATTACATTATCAACCGTGAGCGTGGTCAAAGTTCCTACTGTTGTGAGAGATGATGAGACAACATTAGATGCAAGAGTTGTTCCAGTTAAATCAGCCGCCGACACTCCTGCGGTAGCCGCCCATGAAGGAATTCCACCTGCCAAAGTTAATACATGACCATTAGAACCAACCCCAAGCCTTGATAATTGGGTTGCGGATGAGGCATAAATAATATCCCCTGTAGCTTGGGAATCAATGACATGACCACCGATTGCCTCATACTCTGACTGAGATAAAGATGTTCCAACTGATGCGTGTTTAAATTCGTTTGCCATTAGTTAATAATCCTTTGGAATCCACCTCTTCTGACTCCATCTTTAATTGCTTCAGCTACCTTGTTTTCAAAATCGTCAAAGCCGTAAGTTGCACCCATTATATTAATAGTTATATTGGCTCCCATGCCACCACCGCCTTGTCCTAATGGTACAACAGCCTCTGGGCCTGATTCACCAATCATGGCAAGAGTTGGACTTCTCACAATCCCACCTTCTGCAAGTCTTGGGATTTCGGGTAAGTTAAATCCGAAAGAACCCCCACCAAGCCAATCGGGTAAATCAAAACTTATAGTATTGGCTAATCTCACAATTGAATTAATCATTTCAACTACACCGTTAACAATGGCTTTAAATCCAGAAATAATTAAATCTGTGTCTCCTGTGAATATCCCAACAATTACATCCCACATCCCCCCAAGTGCTTCAACAAGTCCTGAGAAATATCCTTTAACTGCTTCAACTACGTTGCCAATAATTTCTTTAAACTTGTCCCACTTATCTCCAAGTAGCTTTGTCATCAGTTCATCAAACTTATTCCAAACAAATCCAAAAAAGGTTGAGAACACTCCTTTAAGTGCATCCCAAGCACCTTTGAAATGTTCTATTGCTCCATCTGTATCACCTTTGAATAAAGCAACGAACCCTTTAATGATTTCAGACCAAAACTCGATTACCCCACTAACCACATCTTTAATCATTTGCCAAGTTCCTGCGAAATGACCTGACATCCAATTATCAAGTTTTTCCCACGTTTCCCAAAACACCCGAACAATTGTGTCCCAATTCTTCCATATGAGAATTGCCGCCGTTACTGCCGCAACGATTCCAAGAATAATTAATGCAACAGGGTTCGCAGACATTACCGCATTAAATGCTAATTGCATTCCTGTCCATATTTTTGTTGCCGCTGATGCGACCATTGAAGAACTTGCCAATGCAGATACCCCGCCAATAAAAGCAGGGAGCATAACAACAAATGGCCCTGCGGCAGATGCCATTCCCGCAAGTGGCTCTAAGGCAAGTTTTGCCTTATCTTTCATCATGTCGAATCTTTCCCCTGCCGTAAGGGAACCTTCATTCATTTCCGTTAAAACGCCAGAGGCGGCTTCAAGTGAATCTGCCATTGCGTCAATGTCAACAGCACCTTCTTGTATGGCAACCTTCATTCTCTGTGCCCCTTCAGCACCGAATAAATCAGTTGCCAAATTTAATGCTTCTGTCTCAGAAGTAGCGTTTTTAATGTCCTCCATACCTTCAAAGAGTGCTTGTCGTAAATCGGTCACCCCTGACTCTGCCAAACGCCTCATAGATGCGTTAATTCCGGGCATTACTCTTGTAATTGAGATACCTGCACCCTCTAATTGAGAGAACATGGCTGTTGCTTCATGGAAGTTTAATCCAAGGTTCTTCATTACAGGCCCAAACTCTCTCATGGTGGAGGAAAGTTGCTCCATTGGAACGCCTGTATCTTGTGATGCCATGGCAAGAGCATCAAGCACTTGCCCTGTCTCAGAAACATCTACACCAAACACTCCCATAGAATCAGAAACAGTTTTTATCATGGGTTCTACTTCAGTCCCCATGAGTCGTGACATATCAAGGAATTTCTTGGTTGTGTTTTCTAAATCATCTCCAGTTAATCCCATCTTGGTACTAACGTCAGCGATAGCAGTAGAAACTGCATCCATATCTTGAGGAACTCTGCCTGCTAGGTCACGGAACTCTTGTTTTAATCCTTCAAGTTCTGCACCAGTTGCACCAGTTCCTGCCCTTATATTGTTATAAGATTTTGTGAAGTCATCTCCGATTTTGACAAGAGCAAGTCCAACACCTGCAACAGCAAGACTAACCCCTGCTACTGCTTTGCTTACTTTTTGGAATTGGCCTGTTGCCTTACTTCCATCAGCGTTAACTAATATATTTACTGCATTAGCCGCCATTCTTATCCTTGTCTAATCCGATATTCACTATGTTCAACATTTTCAACAGGCTGACATCCTCTCCCATTAGGGAAGACGGCAAACAACTGTATCTTTGACAGATACCGTCAATCATTTCTGCATTAACCAAAAGAGGTGGCTTAACAATAGGATTCCCATCCCTGTCAGTCCCACCTCCTACGGCTTTCCACTTGAGAATTTCAGCCTCTAGCCTTCCCCCACAGTTGCCGCATTTTCAGCCCATGATTGAATCATGGCTGTGCAGATATTGGGAGGCAGTTCCAAGAAGCCGTTTCCAGTAGCAGGTACAGGTTTGCCATCCTCATCATGTAAATTCCACTCTTGGACAATCTCATCACCAAACTTTAAGAACATCATTTTCATGTCCTCTGCTGTATTGGTTTCTGAAACTGTTTGAAACTCCAAGAAAGTAGAAATATTTACATCAAGTTTCACCCTGATTTCCAAACCGTGATATTCATGGTTTTCTGGAAACGTGAGATTGGCTTCCCTGCGTTGCAGGACAAACGGTTTTGTTCCTGTAGTATTCTTAACCACCATTATGATGCTGTACCCCAAGTTGGTACTGTTCCATCTTGCAGAGGCAGAGTGACAGACCAAGTTAATGCTCCGTCATTTCCCCTTGAAAGATTGTACTCACCAACAAGACATTCAGCCTCAAGTTCAGGGTATCCAGTAGTATTTCCACCAATTGCTATAGTCACTGTCCTAGTACCTGATTTTGTCTTAAAGACATCATGAGCCATATTGGATGCGGCATCAAAGACACCACTCAGGGAAATAGTTAAATCCCCCAATCCAATAATTCTTTCCATAGCAGACTTGCTGATAGAAGTTGCGTCCAAGAGATTTTGGCTATTCCCAATTTCATAATTGGTTATATCCGTAGATAAATCTCTAGGCGTTCCTGCACTATCATCAACCGCTATGTAATCACCTAATCCGCTTTGTTTAGCCATTATGACCTCCTTAGAATCTAGCGAATCCTACTGCGATAACCGCATTAGTAAATGTTCCTGATGAAGACACCCTCACATATCTATTGACTGTTCCTGTGACTTCACTTCTTTCCGCTGTTGGAACATCTGATGTTCCAATAGTTGAAAACGTAATTAAATCTGCCCATGTTACGTTGTCTGAACTGTGTTCAATCTTTACAACAACGCTTCCAGACCCAAGGGAAAGGAAATGGGCGTATCCTGCTCCCCCTGATGCTGACGAGGCTGAATTATCAATGGCTGTTCCGTCAGTTGCAGATGAATGAGTATCATCAAATGCTGTGAGCATTTCACCGAACTCTCCACCAACTCCTGCCGTTCCTGAAAAACTAGCATTGGAAGTTATGGCTGACCCTGTTGAACCAGTTACATTGTAATCAGCTTCTTTGGCAATCAACCCTGCAAAATCAGAGCCAACAGCAGAGCCTAACGGAGCAGTAACGATTTGATTAGCTGTAGGAAGTTTTCCTGAGTTTGATGTAAAGGTTGAGTGAGACAAATTAGTTCCCGCATCAAAATAACAGTTAATTGATAGGCTTCCATCTGACCTTCCTGTTATCCTTTTTGTTGCAAGGGTGTTCAAAGGAGTCACATCAAGAGTTTCCTGAGAATAACCCATTCCGTCCAGAGCATTAGCGTCACCGCTAATATCCCTACCCTGCACAAAGCACCTAACGTTTAATCCACTAACTTTTGCCATCTTGTTCTCCTATGGAGTAATTGTAACTTCACCCATAATTTGTACCGATAACGGAATATCCAAAGTCCTGTAGGCCACTCCTCCAATATCTGTATATCCTGTTGAAGCACTTCCTATTTCTATATTATCCGCATTGCCATTTAAGTCAGAATCACCACGCAATGCACTGTCTATATTTACAATCGCATCCCATACTTCTAACTCCACATCTTCTCTAATGTCTCTTGATATTTGCAGTCTCCAATATGCCCTGATTGTAAACTCTGTCAAAGATGATGAGTCTGCCAGTGTCAGAAAGTCAACTTCACGATTGGATAACCAGAACGCCACTGAGGGGGTCTGGGAAATCATCATTG